TGTATCTACAACACCGCGAACGAGTGCTTCTGGGCGAAGGACTTTACGTCCAAACACATGAAGACCACGAACGATGTCGGAGAAGGTTTCAGTTGACCGAACTACTTCGGTTTTTGCAATGTGAGATGCAGTTGCAACGGCTGACATGTGACCAGCCAGAACAACAGACTCACCTGCAGCAGCAGTAACACCAGAGATGCTGATTGCATCTGTGCCGCCTGCTACTAGAGCAGTTGACTTGTAGCAACGGAAGCCAGCAATGTTACCTTGCATAACAAGACCGTTACGCAGAGGTGAAGTGCCGTCACCAGTTACCTGTACTTCTGCGAACTTTGCACCGGCTGAGAACAGCTTGGCATAGAAAGCAGGAGCAGCAACGAACCAACGGTTCTCTTCTGGAACAGACTGCTCGTCAAGTTCTTTTGCCATTTCGAGCATCAGGTTGACAGCGTTGTCTGGAGAAGTGTGGACTGCGATTGGTGTAGCCGCAGTACCCAGAGCAGTGTTGGTATTCAACAGACCACCAGCAAGTGATGCGTCGTCAGCACCGGCAAGGCCAGCACCGTCAGCAATTGCCTGAAGGACGTTGAAGTCGTACTTGCGCTTCAAAGAGTATGCACCTGATGAGGTAGCAAGGGCTTCGAAGTTAACATGAGACTGACGCTCTTCGATGTCGTCAATCTTGAACGCAAATGCGTTTGCTTGGTCGACAACCATTGTTGTTTGGTCGTCGGCAAGGTCTTGTGGGTTAACCACAGAGCCACGTGAGTAGGCACTCACTGTGATTGTTGGTTCCTTGATGATACGTACTGTATCGCCAAAGTTCTCAATTTCCCCCGCGTAATCGGTATTTGTGATGTCTTCCGCAACCGAAGCGCGACGGAAAAATTTGAGGACTTTTTGGCTAAAGATTTCCGGTGTAAAGTTACCGGAAGGCAGGTTATTGTAACCTGCAGCGCGATTAAAAGCCATCTGCTTTTCCTTCCATTTTGAGGTTTATTCTAAGAGTTGAAGTCGATTCGCCCTTCAGACCGTGCCGCGTCCAATTCGCTTTCTAGCTTTTCGAACTCGTGCGGTTTCATCTTGGCGATTTGTGAAGCTTTCCAGATCTTCCCACCGCTATCTTTCGTAACGATTTCTTTGGGTGCTTGACGGGTTACAGCCGCTGCTGCATCGTCTTGTCTAGATCGAGTCTGCTTTGGTTTTGTTCTGATATTTTTATCAGCTTTGTAGAGATCAATAACACGTGCCGCTAAACGAGCATTGGTATTGTTCTTGTAGATGCCATCACTTAGAGATTCTGGCTGTTCGTCTAACCATTCCAAGAACTCTGCGCTACCTTTTAATTCATCAAAGTCTGGGTGCAAGTGAAGAAGTTCAGCGTATGCCTTTTGCTTCTCCAAGTTCTTTTCCCGTTCTTTGATAACGCCAATCTCTTCTTGCAGTTGTGAAAGTTGAGATTGTGCTTGCATCGCAGAAACAGTTTGTACGACTTCGAAGATGTCAGGATACTGATCCTTAAAGGCTTGCAACTCTTCCATTGTTTTTGGCATTGGAATACCTCTAGGCATTTCAATGTCATTGGAACGTACTGCAGATTTAAGTTCGCCAATTTCCTGTTTGAATTCGTTGACCTTTGCGTCGTAATGACGTTTTAGGTCGTCGTAACGTTTCTTGTAATCGTGAGATTCTTCCGGCTCTTCTTTTTGCTTTGCTTGTGCAAAACTGTCTCCGGCTTCGCCTTGCTGAGTAGCCGCTTCGATCTCTGCGGGGTCAGCTTCACTCTGGGCTTCTACGTTTTCATCGTCATCGTCTACGTAAACATCCTCACGATACTTTCCTTTGTAAAGACTGTCGTTGTTAACGGTTCCGAATGAATCGTTAGCTTTGTTGGCACGGTGGCCTCTTGCTTTTGCCATTTTATTACCTCATGTTAGCGGGGCTACTTTGGCTTGTAGGTAGCCGCTTCGGTTGTGTCGGGGCCGCATGGTTGCGGGTAGCCGACGAATCTTCTACAGACCTAAGAGTCCCATTGCTCTAGTAAAGAAGCCTTCTACTTCTTTTGACTTGGTTCTAGGCGGAACTTTGCGGTCTTTTAGAACTTCTTCTGCTACGGATTGATACATAGCCATTTCTTTGTTTGCGCTAGGCGACATGTACATCTGTCTCTGCGTAATTTCTAAATTCTTTTCTTTAGCTTCTCTTGGTATTGAAGGTTTTACTTTTCTGGCTTGAATCCTGTTTGCGTGATCTTGGGCATCAAATATTGCCTCTTCGCGGGACAATTCGGGAAGTGGAATTTTGTATTTTTCATTTAGATGGCGCATTGCATGGTGGCGTAATTCGTGCAACAGGGTTAATGTTGCATCGGATCTTTCATAGTTTACGTTTTCACCTGTAATGTAATGAACTCCAGCTACCTTCCTGTTTTGTTTGGTTATACCTTGTTTTTCTGCAAAACCTTCGAACTGTCTAGATATACGTCCCGGATCTCTACGTTCGCTGCGAGGTGTGTAAACTCCTGCGACATTGACTTGTACTTCTTTTTTAGATGGAAGTACGATAGCTTTGATGTCCAAGTCACCCTTTTCATATAGGTTCCATCCCAGCCTAGCTAAAGGATCAGTCTGTATAAACTCTTCCATGTCGGCTCGTAATTCTACGTCACCCAAAGCTGATTGATTTACTCGCTTTGGTTTTGACTTTGGGAGAACTACGTCACCCGCTGCGAACTTTTTTCTATCGATGAAGCCGCCCCCTGCGGCCTCTTGCCGACGGGCAATCTCTTTCTTTCCACGATTGTTGATTTTGTTAAGTCTGTCGTAGCCGATTACCTTTGCAATGTGCGGCGGGATCATAACCTCGCCCTTCGATACGTTGATGGCAATCTCTTGGGTAACACCCGACTGACCAGTGTCGCCTACCTTTTTGTAGGCATCCCGGATCATCTTTTCGATATCGTCACGTCCGGCAAAGTCGGCTGCTGCAGCGTTGATTACAAAGGTGCCTTCCTGTACATCACGGGGTTGGTCGTCTGCTACGCTAACACCGTCGGGTTGGGTCTGGTTACCCCCGACAAACTCTGGGCGTTGGGCAAAGCCCGCTTCACCGCCTTCTTGGTAACCGATGCGACCGCCCATTGCAACATCTCTAGCCTCTTGACCACCGCCATAGTCACCGCCGCCACCGCCAGCGTTGCCGCCGCTACCCTTGTCGGAATCATCCTTCTGGCTACCGCCGCCGCTTTTTGCAGCATCAGCAATCATCTTGTCTATTGCTTTTTGTTCTGCTTCGATTTCGGCTTTGGTCATATCTTCTTCGTCGCGACCTGATGTGCCAGCAAGTGCTCTTTCTGCAGCATTCATTTCGTCTTCTTGCTGCTTTTGTTGGGCGGCTTTTGTTAGATTGTCTATTAAGTCTTGGTAAGTTGGCGTTCCGGGTGTTACGTGTGTTCCTTTAGTAAGTGACCAGCTAGTTTGTACATTTTGTCTTGCGTTCATTATCTGGCTTTTACTAACTTTGTAATTACCACTCAATCCAGCCTGTTTGTTCACGGCGTCTGTATAGGCTTCTGTTTCTTTAGCAACAGTACCTGTAGATGTGTTACCCGCCAAGTCCATCCACGCACCTGTTTCAGTAAATCCACCTCCGATACCAACGATGTCTCTTCCGCTAACTACGTCACGAACACCCGCTACTGGTGTCTTCCATGTACCCGCATCTGCGTCGTATTCTTGTTCGATTTTCATCGTGCCACGAACAAAACCACGCTGCATAGCTTCTACATAACTCATCTGCTTTTGAGACATGCCTTGAAGGTTACCGCTGTACATAGCACTTCCCGGTGCGCGGCTAACCATCATGCCGTTAACGTCCATAAAGGCACCGCCACCCATAGCTTTTATTCGTGCAGCATTTTGTTGCTGGATAGCCATGTTTGCTGCGCCACCGATTGAAGCCAAAGCACCGAATACTGTTCCGGCTGGTCCCATAGCCATCAAAGCCACAGGAGGAACTCCCATTGCGCTAACTCTTCCTGTAGGGCTTGTGAGAGTTGGAGTTTTACCTAGAGCATCAAAGGGGCTTGCTACACCCTTAAGTTGTTCGGCATTAATTGCACCTATATTACTAGCAAAGTTACTAAAAAAGTCGCCTACCAAATCTCCCTTTTGTTTTACGGTCTTTCCTGCAGTACCGCCTTTATAAGAGGTGACATCAACGTTGCCTGTTTTATTATTATAGCTAAACGATTGTGGATTTAAGTCAGATGCGTTGTACAGTTGTGTACTATCCAATCCTGCTTTTAAGGTTCGTGAAATTTCACTGGCAATTGATTGCTTGTCGTCCCCACCATCGCTACCAATCGGTTTAAAGATATCTGGTTTTGTATCTTCTACCTTTTCTTCTGGCTTTTCTTCTTCTGCTACCGTACTTTTAATTCCTGTGCCTAGCGTCTGTGTGTAGAAATCAACACCACTACCTAAGTACTGCTGTTCGCTAATACTTTCTGGATTGAAAAAAGACGTATAGTCAGGTGTACCCGACATATTGAGTGTCGGTTGTGATCCGATATTTAACTTAGGTAGAGTTGTGGTTGGGTTCGTTGCCATTTCTGATTACCTTTTCGTGGTCATCCTTCAATCTCAGGAGCATTTCCAGTAAAGCCAGCTTCCCCTGCACTTGGCGCAGTTCCGACTCCGATTGTGCCATTACCACGCCCCGAATCATCATTTCCCTGTACTCCTTGAGGTACTCCTCCATTAGGGGCCATTCCTTGCTGTGGACCACCGGGGCCAGCTTCTGGGCTTGCTGCTTGTTGAGCATTTTGCATCATCCCTTGTAACATTTGAGCGTAAATTTGGGCTTCGTTCTGGTCGTTGACTAGGCTATCTGGATCGATATCCTGTGAGATTGCAAGTTCTTTCATCAAGTTTGGTATCTTGATAAACGGAGCGAGCATTGGGTTAGCGACAGTTTGGAGAAGGGCTGTGAGGCGTTGGCTGCGTACTTCTTTTTGCATAACAGCAGCTACACCGCGTGGCTTGATTTCCAAGTCGCCTTCGATATCCTCAACCTTGTCGTTGAATTGCATGTTCCATTGGAAGTATGCTTCACCGATAGGCTTCAAGAGGTAATCGTCGATGTTTTTGATTACGGTCTTCATCGATAGACCTGCAGAACCCATCAACATAGATAGTCCTGCTGCTGTACGTCCAGTTCCGGTTACACCAGTCTGTCCGTGCATAATTGACGGGATACCCGTTTCTTCGTCTGCAAGCTGTCGGCTGATCTGATACATCTGAATGTTTTCAGGTGCCGTATTCGGAAACTTCAAGCCGTTGATAGCTGTACCTGATACGCCCGACTGACGACGGAAGATCTTGCCGGGGAAGATATCCATGTTCTGTCCGGGAACCAAGCTTGCCTCATCCACATCGAAGACTAGGTTGCCAGCAAGAGCGAGATTGTCGATTGCCATCCGAACGTGACCATTCATCAGCATCTGTGCATCTTCCATGTTCTCAGCGACACCAACACCCCACAACTGGTACGGGTTGATTTCGAATGGGAACGACTGGAATGGGATACGGGCTGGTGTGAAGGGATTCAAGACACAACGAATAATCTTTGTACCGCATACCCACACGTTAACCTGTACCTGATCGAACTCGTTTAGGTCTTCTGCGCCTTCCATACCTGCTTCGTTAGCCATTTTAGCATCTAGGGTGCCCCAATATTCTAAGACTTCGAAGCGGTTTTCTTGGTAGTACGGCTCAGTTTCATCTTCACGAATTGTATCTTCGTAATACTTGTCCTCGTAGTTTGGCCCTTTTGCAAGGGTTTCTTCGATAGCAAGAGCATCGAAATGAGGACGCATGATCAAGCTGCGAAGCTGTTGACGGTTCATCCGGTGACGTTGAATTACGTATTCGCAATCGTCGAGAGATGTACCTGCCGGATCAGGGAAGAAGTCCCACACTGAAACCGACTCAATGCGAGGAACCACCTTTTCGTACGGTTCGTACTCACGATTACCATCTTCGTCTTTTTTCCACTTGTGAATTCGCTTGTAGAAGTTAAACGGCCCTTTGATGACGCCCGTACCCAACAAAGCAGATTCGAAGATTGCTTTACGGAATACGTTGATGGCGTTGGTATCAAGAAGCTGGTCGTGGATGCACTTTTCCATCCGCCGCGCCTGTTCTTTTGCAGGTTCAACTTGCGGCTCACCGACTTTTGCTTTACCGGGAACTAGGGCACCACCAAATTGTTCGCCGTACGCACCCATACTAGGTGCTGTGGCTTCACGTGCTCCGGGTGGTAATTCCCGTCCGTCACCTTCGTACCCATACGGATCTTGCTGTTGTGCTTGATCCAGAGGGGTAGCCATGTGTGCGAATTCCACGATACCTTCTGGCATCGGTGTAGATTCGACGACAAGCGGAAACTTCTTGTTGGCAAATAGGATATCTACAATCTGTCCGTACGCAGCAAGAACTTTCGTTTTGGTAATCTTGATGAATACCTTCGAACGTTCTGTGTCACGATACTTGGTCGTAGAATCGTAGATGCCTCTAAAGTTTTTGTACGCTTGTAACCAACGCTGCTCGTAGGAATAGCGTCCGTTTTCTGCGTCTTCGAAACGAGCACGAACGTAACCTGCTAGACCCGGCATGTCCCCTTCAGGATCAAGTAGGGGTACTGCAGTCTCGTCATCAGGTTGGAGATAATCGTCGGACATGTCGGTTCCTTAGTAGTCGCGTTCTTCTGCCATCTTCATCACTGAAGGATCAACAGCGGTTTTGGTCATCTTCTTAGGCATGTCTTCGGTGAGTACACCTTGCTTTGCCTTAGTGTCGAATTCCAAACCTTCGCGGTACAGCTTGTTAACGCCTTTTTGGTCGTCTACAGATTCCTTATCAGAGCCTGTGATGTAAGCTTCACCCATGTTGAGGTTCATGGTTCTCTCCTGTTATTTAGGGTTGCATAGTCATAAAGCTATCGCCTTGTTGCATCGCTGCTTCGGCGGTTGCTTCGCGTTCGCGCATTGCCATTCTATCGGCTTCACGCTGTCTCACCTGAGACATAAGTTCTTCTTGAGTTGCAGGACGCATATCTGGGGTTGCTTCTGCTTCACCTAATTCTGTGGGGGCCAGAATCATCGGAACTGCTGCGGCAGGACCCATACCGAAACCGACGGCTCGTGCGCCTGTCTCCATAGCTATATCGACTGCAGCTTGGGCAGGCTCCACAAGAGCAGAGTAGATGCCTGCACCAACTAATCCGTACGATCCTAGTTTGATACCGAACTTTGATAACTTATCTTTTAGTTTATCTGAAAGGTCGTCTGCAGATGAAAACTCTCTTTTCTGAGGCTTTGCTGCTTTTGTTCGTTCGTCTTTACGAATTTCAGCTATTTCAAGTTTTTTACGCTCGTTTGCGCGGATCGTTTCTTCATCTACCCTTGCAGCGGCTTGAATTTCTTCTGGGGTGACTGCTGCTTTTGCTTTGATGGCTGCAGTCTTCTGCTGGGCTATTGTGGCTTCTGCAGTTGCCTGACGAGCCTTTTCTTCTGCAATTAAAGTAGCTTTTTGATCTTCTATGAGGGCTGCTCTATCTTCATCAGACAACAAGTCAATATTTATTGTCTTTTGGCTGGTGCCAAAATCGCCCACTGCAAAGGTAGAAGGATTTTCAAGCAGCTTTGGAATGTCGTTTGCAGGGTTCATACCTGCGTAGTTACGACGCAAGATACTATCGTTAACGTGACCCATCATACCCTGTACCAATCCTTCTGGGACGTTATATTGGTCGAGCATAATCTTGGGAACAATAGACCGTATAGCAGAAGGGGTTGTAACAGGCTTCTGAGCAAGTTCTATACCTGCTGCTCCTTCTACTTTCACGTCAGCTATCGGAAGCACATCACTAAATTTTTGAAGACGAGTACCAATATGCTTGTTAAACGCTTCGGTAAACTTTGCGTCGGATGTATCAAATAAAAAATCAGACTTAGATGATTCTAAGTTTCTTTTGAGAAGCTGCCCCGTAGGAGAATCCAAGTCAAAGCTAAGAGGGGGACGACCCTTTTTATCTGTTTCAGTTACTTTTTTACCAGCTACTGTAATTTTATCGCCAGAAATAGTAACGTCCGACTTTTTCAAACCTTGAAGCTGCTCTGGACGATTAGCAGTGGTAGCGTGATATCTGATTAAGTCTGCCGTTGCTTGTCCATACTGATCTTCAATCATAGGAGTAGCTTCAGCGTAAATCTTGGTGAAGTCTTCCATAGAAAGAAGACCCCGCATAGGACGTTCACCAGCAAGCCCCGTACGCTGCGTTCCAGCCGCTGTACCCGCACCCGCAAGCTGTGGGTACATAGCAACTTCTAAATCTGTGCCGGGTACTTTTTCCATAACGCCAGAGATGGCGTACTTCTTGAAGATACGACTCAAATTGTTTTCTAAAGCCTGTAGGTTACCTGCACGGTTAGACTTGTCTGGGCTACCTTCTCTGGTAAATAGCTTTAGGGTTGCTTCGTCTTTCAAATCTTTATAAGGCATAGAAAGATCTAAGCCCATCTTAGTAAAGCCAGACTTGAGGGCGTTGATACGCTGCCGTGCGTTTTTTGTAATGTTAGGCTGTGATGTAGCTACGTCGATAGCATCCTGTACGGTAGCTTCACCCGCCTTTAGCTTTTCGACAAATTCTACTTCGGTGAGTGCCATAGGTTAGTATCCGAATACTTCATCTTGAACCTTGTACACGTGGTTCTTGATTGCGCCTAGTTGTTGGTGAATTGAAGCATAGCCGCTCATGCGTGTCATTACCATATAGCGGAGTGCGTCATATGCGTGATCTTCCGCCTTTGTATCCACGTCTTCGCTGTTGGTTTTTGAAAGCGGGATGCCAGCAAGCTGTTTGATTGTGTGCTGGCACGTAGAGAATACTCTGAGGCGGGGTTCTTCTGTGTACGGATCGTCACCCAAGCGGCGGTGAACTTCCATCTTTCCTTGAATACGGTTGCGGTCTGAAGGAGTCCAACGAACGCCTTGCCGCATCATAACTTCCGCAATAGACGGCCCAAAGCCTGTCTTATTCCAGCAGGAAGCATCGAGGACCGTGTAATGAGGTAGGGGATCAAATTGCTCTGCTTCTAGTATTTTATCAGCTAATTGCTCTGCTGTCAAGTGTTTTGCATATAGTTCACGATAAACCCAAATATTGTTATCCCAGTCAATAGCACCCCACAGGACAGCCGACGGACTGGCGTAGCCGTAGTCCGCCGCTCTAATGCGAGGCCAATTGGTAGGTAAATCGAAAGGTTCGACAACGTGTCTACTCCGTGAGAATTCAGGGAAGGCCGCTCCCTCTGCCACATCCCAATCCCCATCGAGAAGCCTCTTCCGCTCGACTTCTGGGAGCGATCTCAACATGGCTTCGTATTGACCGTCTGCCATGAGGTGGGGATTATCTGTCAACCGTGCCGGTACAAACTTGCGGTAGAACAACGGCTGACCTGCCTTTTCGTGACCAGCAGGCCACACAAACGGCTTCATCGTATCTATGTCGTATGCAGGAAAGGCTTCGTTCTCTGTGCGAGAATCGATGTACATCTTCTTTACCCACCAGCCACCGACACCGCCGGGGTTGGCTGTACAACGCATATATAGATGTTTCTGTAATTCGGGATCGGTAGAGCGTAAGCGGGAACGTAGATAGTCCCAGACGTACGGTGTTGGGTATTGGGTTATTTCGTCGATACCTATCCAGTTGAACGCCTGTCCTTGAAAACGGGTAACGTCCTTGTCCCTGTCGAGATAGGTAAACCAGATGGTTGCCCCAGATGGGAACACCCACGTGGATTTTGATTCACGAAACTTGGCTCCGGGAAACGCCTTCGTATAGAGTTGGCGTGATTTATCGATGAGTTCGGTTAGTTCGTCGAGTGTGCGCCGGAGAAGAAGACCTCGATGATTGGGATTGTGACAATAGCGTAAGGGATCAGCAAGTAGAGCAAACGACTTGCCACCACCAGCGGCTCCGCCGTAGAGAACGTCTTGTTCGCTTGCCGAAAGAAACTCCTCTTGAGGGCCTTCGTTCGGCTCAAAGACAACCTCAGAATCTCCGACGAGTTCTGAAACGGGTCCGGGTAGAACGGCGAGATCTCCCATGTCGACAACTGCGCTTCCCTTTCCAGAGATTGCCTTTTCGACTTTTCCAATTGTCTTCTCCAGTTCACGGGCGTAACTTCTCTGGTCTTCAGCTTTCTTTGTTGACTGCGCTGCCTTCTTCTTTGCAGTCCGTAATCTTTTCTGTGCAGCACGACGAGCACGTTCAGCGGTGGATAGCTGGTACGTCTGCTTCGGTGCGTTGGGGTCCTTTGGGGGACGACCCGCTTTACGCTTGGGTGCGTCGGTTTCGCTCAAAGCTTAGTTCTTTTCTGCTGACTTTTCTGCAGAACGACCTTTGGTGTTTGGGTTGGCTTCGTTCCACTGCTTCATGCCGCGTTCGATCATTTCTTTGTCGTCGCCGTAGACACGAACGAGGTGATTGTACGCATCACGCTTGTTCATTTCGGTGAAGTCTGTCATCATGTCTTTAGCAGACTGGTAGATGTTTCCAAAAAATTCCATAGCTATACCTTATAGTTTGCTTTGCGTCCGCGACAGACCTTATCACCCGTAGCATAGTTTTCTCTTTTTGCTTCTTTTGGCTTTGACTTAGGAAGCTTCATTCCTAGTTCTGTGCTGTAGGTCTTGTACGCCATACTAACATCTTCTGCTTTACGACGACTACGATCTCGTGATTTAGGTGTATCTCCGACTGTTCTTGCTACATTTTTATATGTTTCAGAGTCGAACTCACGAAGACGAACGTTACTGTTCATCAAAGTATTTCGAGATTTATCTTTTGGTACGGCAGCAATGTTTTTATTTGCGACAATTTCGTCATAAATCTTTTTTTGTGCTGGTGTCAAATCTCCAACTTCAGACTTTGTAATTTTACGAAATCCTTCATTGAATTTGGCACGATACTTATCGTATTCGTCGAGTTTAGCCATCGATCACGACCTCTTTCTTTGGGGGTAACAGAACTACGCCGTGAACGGCAGTTACGTTGTGGTTGATTTGTTCTTGTTTAGCTACGCCGACGCGATTGAGGAGCGATTCGGCAGCTTTGAGACGAAGATCGTCTCCACGTTCTGGGGCGGGGTTGTCTATTGTTGCTATTACGCGGTTAGCAGCCTTTAATGCGTTGGTTGCAAGGACCTGCTTGGTGCGTTCTATGATTTCATCGGATAGGGTAGATTTGAGCCACGCTGCTGAACCACGTGAGTAGCCTGCATCGAGGGCCGCAGCGGTGACCTGACCACCGTTTTCAAATAGCAACTCTAGGAACTGTTCCTGTTGAGGTGTTAATTCCCTTTTTTTGTGTGTTTGGGGTAACAGGTTCATCGTTTTTTTCCGAAACCGACGCACATTTCCACCGAATATTCAACTCAAAGAGGTTGGATTGGGTTACGAAGGATGCCATCTCGTCTACACGAGCCTTACAGGCTTCCTTTGTTTCGTATGGACCTCTTGTGTCGTTGAGTTCGTGGCACGTGTCGGGTGAAACCGACAGGCAGACAAGGATTGCTGCTTCGTAGAGCATGTCGGCTTCCTGTGAAAAGAGATGTGGGACCGATAACTTAGCCTACACGTCCCTTTTTCAAGGTTAATAATAGGATTTTGTCGGACTGCGCTAGATAATCTAGCCCCACAACACAAGTATAGCCCCTATATCTATGTAAGTCAACAGTAAATATGGTATGGATTACTTTTTTCTTAAAAAAAAATAGAATTAAGTTGGTTTTTGGTTGACAAATCGTGATTTTACCTGTATGATGAGGGTAAGACCCGCCGGGAAATAACCCCCTATACCCACCGGGACACGTCGGGACACGTAATACGTCGGTTTTGTACCCCACTGGGAGATCCCTTTGGGGTCTTTTTTTGTCTCGATCACGGGGGCTATCCCAATGGGGACCCCCAACACGTCGGTTTTATTCCCATATCGATAACCCTCAAGGATAAAATTGCTGTCGACATTGCATAGCAAATGCCGGGGGGGTGGGGTGGCTCATGCGTGCCCGTCAACCAAGCAAATTTATTTATCCCCATCGGTGATGCCCAAGGATGCAACCACACCGGCAACCCAACAAACCAACCTACCATATATCCCCGCCGGATATCCCGCGCCCGCACACATGCGCGTAAGCTGTTTTGTCATATTGGTTATTTTAAGGGCAAACAATAAAGGTCAATGTAACCAGCAATCCTACCGCCTGTCCCCGCCCGAAATATCCCGCAATAACAACCCGCAAAGATATTTACTAGGGTTAGGGCAAAAAAAGAACCCGCCGGACTAGCCAAGCGGGTCAAGGTTGGGAGGAAAGGGGTCGGTTTCAGGTATCGTTGCGCCTATTCCACAATTCAATAAATAAGCACCAACAAGCAATCAAAACCCAGCCCAGCAACACTAGCATGATGATATGACTAGCTAGCATCGGACTGGCCTTTTACTGTCAAATTCATGCTGGCAACAGTGCGAGGATTATCGCTGGCAATAAAGTGCGTGATGCCCATAGACCGCAACAAAGCTTTAACAGTACTGGCTTGGGTTTCTAATGCCTCAATTGCGTTCAAAATCAAATTGGCTTCATCGGTCGTAATCACAACCATGCGCTTGGCGTCGCTGTTAAAATCTTCCTTGTTGATTGATATTGTGGTTTTCATTTCGTTGGTTCCTTCTCGTCGGTTTCAAGTGAGACTGGCAACACCGCGCCGCCAGTCCCCAATATTATTAGTCGGTTTTCGCCTAGCTGGCAAGCTTGTATTTAGGCCGCTGGTATCCCTCGCGGTTTACCACAATCTTATAACCATGTTGGCGCAACCGATGCACGGAATTAGAAACCCCGCGAATAGACAAGCCGGATTCACGGGCAAGGGTCTTGATATTGATGCCGTGCCGCCGTGCCGCAAGGGTACGGTAAACCCGCGCCAGTGATGAATTCGGACGGAATGGTCGCTTGTCGGTTCCGCGTTCACCCCGCCGCCGGACTGGTTGCAATGGTTCCCCGTGCATACCAGTCTGAAAATCAAACTCAGCCTTAAACCGCTGGTATAAATCCTGCTTTACGTCGGCACGGACAGCCGACACAAGTTGGTTGCAAAGGTCAATGATATGTTGGTTGTTGGTTGTCATTTTTTCGGTTCCTTTCGTTGGTTGTTGATTAGATCGTGATGAAGAGCGTTACTAGGGCAATCAACAAAACCACAAGTAACATTCTATAAACAACATAAAAGCCTTCTAGTTTAGGGTTCATCACGCTACGCCGCCAAGCTTTCTAGATATTGCCATGACGGGGACGTGATAACGTTTCGCACGTCTTCATTGCGCTTGCGCTGTACCATGTGCTGGCTGGCTGTATTCTTTCCAGTCTGTCGATCAACGCCATCCGCGCCAGTCCATGTGACGTTGGTATGGGTTGCCCAATGGGTCAAAGCATTATAAGCCGCCCACATGGTCGCGCCCAGTTCCTGCTTTTCAGCATTGAATTGATGCATCAGGTAATTAAACAAACGTTCGTTTACTGGCTTGACGTGGCCTAATTCCGCCGCCTTGCCGGATTTGTAACAAACAGTTTGCGCCAAAATATCCCCGAATTGTTCATCGGATAACTTCGCACCCCGCCACAATTGCATCTGGTCAAGCTGGTTTTCCCACATAGACAAACCCATTGCCGCCTTGCTAATTAATGCGGTTGGCTCTAGGTTTTTAGTGTGTTTTGATTTTTGGTGATAGGCCTTTTCACCGCCGAATACCAACGTATTGCGGCAAAGGTCACGATAAGCCCCACTGAATATCTGGAAAGCCCAACTCATATCAATGCTGTTGAAGATATCCATGCGACAGACAACATTGTCCTGCTTATCACCGACTGCGTGTTGCAAGTCCATGAAATGCACGGTTCTATGTGCCCGCAATCCCCCGTCATAGATGCGGTCAAGCACCTTAACGTTACCAATCGGTAAATCCGAACCCGCCAATATTTCAGCGTGGTTGGCGAATAGTTCATCATGCGGCACAAGCTTATAACTGGAACCGACGGGTCGGGTATTTAACACTTCTCCGGTTGCCGTATTCTGCAAAGCTGAATAATTCGGCATGGGCGTTGATTGGCACAATTCAACATCACTATAATGTTGAGCGGTCACCGCCTCAATTGGCACCCGCCGCACCGAACCCATATCTTTGAAAATAGATATGTCGGCAATGTT